TATACTTTACCTTCCTTCTCTGGATGCTTTGAATCACTAACAACATAAATGTTAGAGAAGTATTGCAGCTTACGCTTCTGACGCCGAGCAATTTCCTTATCAGACTCAATACCAGAATTCCAATATGCAGAATTCATTTCTGCTACTGGATCGGACTGATTAAGAGTAGTAAGGCAATTCTCAATATACCACTGGCCAGTGGGGCCCTGAAATGCATGGCTCCAGACCTTTGCCCAAGGTAAATCTTCATCCTTTACTGCTGGCAAAAAGCGAATAACAGCATAACCATTACCTGTTTTATCAAGCTCTGGCTTCCATAAACGCTCATCTGTATAAGACTTCTTATCTTGGGATTTGGTTTCTTCTTCGGCTGCACCGAGAAGTTTGTTTAATGAATTAGACTTTTTTAACGTAGCTAACGACATGTGTATCTCCTTATATTATCGTATGTTATCGTATGTTATAGTATGCTTACTATATCACAAAGTTCTGCTTTTGTCAAGTACCTTAGATTATTTTCTTCGGGTAAATGTGAATGTTTTGTTGCATCCACCCAATAGAATTCTATATCTGGGAACTCTTTAAAAACAGTTTGCATTTGGTTTCTCCAATTAATTGTGTTGAAACCTTTTGCATCGCTTGACAGATAATTATCTGTCCCTTTATATAGGTTGTTCAACGATTCATCATATGATGATAAGTCAAACCCCAATATATAAACTTCTTTTGCACCATGCTGACAAGCAAGGTGTATGGCTGTATTGCCGGCAGACCAATCAACAGGAAAATCAATCGGTATTATTACATCGTCTGATTCAACATAGGTAATCCATATACCAATATCTTTTTCCATTTTTTCTATTAAATCTGGAATTGAACGCCAAGGATTCATCTTGATTGCAGCATCAATTTTCTCTTGTATTGTTTTTGGGTCTTTGCCTTGAATAACACATGAATTGGTTTTATTCTTACTTCTATGAATGAATTTGTCTGAAATATTAAACCCCATAAACATCATATCCGCCACCTCGGCCGGTACAATGCTCCAGTTTGCAAAATATACATTATGCATATCACGAACAATAACTGGATTTTCTTGAGCCCATCCAGAGTCATATATTTCCTGTTGCATAGCGTAATCTACCGCCACAAGATTATGAACGCAATGGGGCCCTTCACGATAGATTGCATTACATCCATATGTAACAACACTGCTATCCATTATTGTTTGGTGGCAGGGCTTAAACCATGATCTTGATTCGCCATTACCGATTATTAATGCTCTAGGAGATGATAAAAAACCAGGCATTGGGCCTTGTCCCATAAGAGTGTTGACACTTTCCGTTATTAATTCTATTAACATCGCAACGCTTCCCAACTTACAGGAAACAGTTTCTTTGCTTGCTCATCAATTTGATTTGCAATCATTCTAGTTTCAAACTGTGCATCATCTTTACATCGTAAATTACATACGCGAGCAAATGCATATAGCGTGCCACTCCAATACCATTCTGTCATCATAGATTGGGGCAAAACCATCCTAGCTTGTTCTGGCGCAACGCCCAATTGCAATAGATGTTCATATGTCCATTTACAGTTCTTCAGGGCTTGCTGATAGTCATCAATATTTGATCGGCCCGGAATAGTAGATGGATTTATATCTATCTCTTCATTAGATGAGCCTTGCTTTTTATTTTCAGCAACACCACGCCATACTTCTGGCGTATAAAACTCTGGTTCAATATCCACATATCTACGAGACACTTCATTCCATGTTAATCCAACCTGATGCTTTACCAACTGCCTAGCAACAAACACTGGAGCCTTGATACGAAATTGTAATTGGCAATGGCCAAAAGGACTCCAATGATTATGCTTACCCAAATAATTAATGAGTCTCTTATCTGATTTTGAAAGAACTGGGATTATACCTAACCAAGAATCATATTCAACCTCTGTATATTCATCATCTTGAGCGGCACTTTCTTTAGCAAAAGACACTCTAGCAGCATTAACTACAGTTAGATCATCACCCATATGATTTGTTGTTATTACATGCATTATCTTTGATTATATTTGTTTGGTTTATGTGGGCGATATCCTTTTGGCCAGGCCGGAGTTCGGCTTGCCAAAGATTTAACTCGCTCCTTCAGCTGATCATTCTCAACAGTCATTTCTGCGAGATCGTATTCAAGAGATTTTATTCGGCCATCGATGCGCGCGCCCAATGTGTCCGACACTTCATCTGCTTGTTGATTTTCTTGTTCCATTAATTCAATTCCTCTATAAGATTTAATAATTGTATTCTACAACATTTTTCATCAATTGTCAAGAACCTTTCGTAATTTTTCATCAATTTTTTTATATCAGGCCAAACAATATCTTTACTCAAATTTCTATCCCATTTCTTTCCATATCCTAATAATTTATCCAAAATAATCATAGTTTCAATTGATACTCTTTTCCCAAGATATTCTTTTAGAAGCTTAGGATGTTCATAATCTTTTTGCTCAAATAATGGCTCAAAATTATGAATCAATGGAGCCATTTCCATAGAAAATTCATCAAGAAAATTCTTATGTCGATCTTTCCATGATTCATAATTTTCGTCGCTAAAGTTCGCAATATATCCTCTTTTGTCTTCTATGAAATTTGCAAGAAACCAGTTTTGAATAACTTTGGGGTTGTCATATTTTTTGGATAGCTTAACAAAGAAATAGCGATCTTTACGCTTCCAAAAAGATTTTCTGGAGATTTTTGTCCGGCCGCGATACTTAATATAATCATAATCACCCTTCCCAAAATGGGCTTTCATTGCACAATACATTAAAAAAATATCTATCGGTTCCATTTGGAATATTGACCACCCTCATTTATATAAAATATATTCCGAATACCTACATCGGAAATCAATTTACGGCATACTTTACAAGGAAACGAAATAGCATAATCAAGATTTTTAAGAATCCTGACCACATACAAATCATGTCCTTCACAATTATCGAGCCCCCTACGAATAATAGCAAGTTGCTCTGCATGAAGAAATGGCCATTTAGTTCTGTATGCCATAATAGGATGGGTTTTATAGGAATTGTTGCCGACACTTAATATTGAGTTCTTTTCAACAAGTACCGCACCTAGCCTGAATGTATTTCTTGGTCCAACACCTTGAGAATCCATAGCCACCGCCCTTGCAGCAATGAAAAACTTATCTTTCATTTTATCAAATAGGTAATTATTTTTGTTTTAAAAAGAAAATTAAATCATCTCGTAAAGATTTATTTTTTATGCCCCGAAATGACATTTTTGTTTTTGGAATAAACTTGCGTGGCTTGGTTAAGAACTCATCCAGCGATTCCTCATTCCAAACAACACCAGAATTTTTCATTGCTTTGGAATATTTGTATCCCTTTACTGAACCTGCTTTTCGGTCTAGTAAATTATATAAAGATGGGCCTATTTTATTCTTTCCTTCTTGTAAGGAATGACATGCCACACATTTCTTAAAAACCTTCTTACCATTTACTGGATCAGCTGCATTTGCAATAGAGAGTATTAAAATGACTATTGTTATTCCTGTAACCACAAGAAGGGTTTTTATAAAATTATTCATTTTCTTTTCTACAATTTATCTTTCATTTTATCAGATAGGTAATTGTGCTTGTCTTGGAAGAAAATTTAATTCGCGAGCATTCGCTTCAATTTTTTCTTTCAGTCCCTTTGATAAAAGAGCGCCAAGACCATCAAGTTCTAAACCTTCTTGTTCGCAATACCACAAAACAGCATCCATATGTGTAATATCTTTTTCTTTAACGATATTTTCAATAGCTAAAGTAAAAATTTTTGATGTGTTTAAAGTCATATATGTCCTTTTATAAATTGAGGGGCTTACCGTGGGCCCCTCGCGGATGTATTATGGCATCACCCATGGACCATCAAGTTACGCAGCGCGTAGAGCTTGAGTGCCAGCAGCCACCACAGAGCGAAGCGGCGCGCCAAGGCGATACTTCATATAAGTTTCACCATCGTATGAGCTCACTCGCTTGTTCAGAAAGATTGAATATCCTTCTGTACGCAATTGGCTAATCACTGCGCGAACATTCTTAACACCATAGCGGGCGCTAATCTGCTTTGCAGTA